ATCACAACAGGGTTACCGGCTTCGCCCGTGCGCCACTGACCGGTAGTCCCAGCCGCCGGTGCAGTATCAGAGTCGGCAGGAATGACAATCGGTTCTTTTTGGCCATCCCGAAGAGCACCCAAAGCTGCGGTGGCGGGGCCAGTGTCGGCGCTGACATCAATTGACCGTGTCAAGCCTGGTATCGGAATACCGCCAAGAGTGTTCGTCGTACCAGACGGTGCAGTGGGTAAAGCGCCATTTGTTGCCGGTCCAGGTCCCGAACTGACAATGTCAATCCCAGGCCGGATCATACCGGCGGCAGCACCGCCGATGAGAGCCCCAGGAACACCACCAAACTTGCCGCCTAAGTAAGCGCCAGCACCAATATCAAGGCCCTGCTTGAGCAGAGGTGGACCGCCGTTGACCGGTTCACTGGGAACAAACTCCCCAGGCTTACCAGGTTTTTGTCTGTTGGTGAAATCGTCTATCAAGTTCATGGCTTCAGCAACGAGGGCAAGCTTGCCCAAAATGCCAATCCCGCCCTTGCTGCCTAATGCGTTAGAAACAGCACCTAAACCAGTCAACAGGCCAGTGAACTGTATGCCTTTCCACAGCGCAAAGGCTTCAAGAACATTTTTGATCAGTTGAGGATGCGTTTTGAGTAAATCACCCAAATTTCCAACAACCTTGATGACTTCGCCTGCGGCATCTTTTGCGCCGTCAAAAAAAGTTTTTATGTCATCGCGGTGAGCTTTGATCCACTCATCCAACTTTTTTAAAGCATCGGTAATGCGGTTAATGGCCCCTTTCATGCCTTCGGTGGGATCACCGCTAGGACCACCAAACATTGCAGACAGAAAATCGGCGCCCACCTTGGCAATAGCGGTTTGCATGTTTTCTATAGCTCCGCCGAGGGTGTCACCGGCAGCTTTTGCCATTCCCCCGGCATGATCTTCAATGGACTTTTGAATCATGTCCATTGTGATTTCGCCGTTAGCCTGCATCTTCTCAAACTGGTCAGATGTCAGGTTGTAGGAATCTTCAATCCACGATTTAGCCGGCAGACCAGATTGCATCAGTTGCATCATGTCGCCGCCGTCGGCTTTGCCTTTTGACAAAATTTGGGTCATTACCAAACCCATATGCCCAAGGTCGTCACCTGCAAAACCAGCGGCGTCGGTGACATCAGTCATAAACTTGTTGATGTCTTTAGTTCCAGACCCGATGGCTTGGACTGCGATACCGAACGCCGCATCCAACGAATACGGTGTACCTGTCACAGAATCTGTGACAGCTTTCACCGTTCCCTGAACGTCGATGAGAGGTTTGCCCATTCGCTCGGCAACTTTGTTCATCTGATTCAATTTTTGGGTTGCAGCGTCCAACTTTTCAAGTCTGTCAAAACCCTTGGTCAACGCTAAACCGATACCTGCGACACCGGCTCCGGCGGCCAACGTCAATCCTGCCGACAATGATTTACCGGCTATCATTCCGATTGCGTTGAGTGCCCCGCCGCTACTAAGTTCTTGACGCCAACCAGAAATGACGCGGCCCAAACCCACACTGCCAGCGCCCTGGGCGAAACTATGCCCAAACTGCACACCAGCTTCACGGGCACGCATCCCGCCAACCATGCCTTTACCGATAACCTGGCCCATACGGGCGCCAATACGATCCAGTTTGGTATCAGGGATGCCAGCCATGATGTCCTGGTCGGGGCGCCACCCATCCTTCATGGCCTTCGATGCCGACGCCGAGATCCGCTTCCCGATGTCTTTACCGACTAGGTCGGCGTTCTTTCCGCCGCCCTCCAACGCCGTCTTGATTTGGGCTTCAAGTTTCGACGTTTCCGCAACGATGGACACATAGGCAGTCCCTAATTCCGTGGCCACTTATGCCTCCCGCTCAAGGTATGTAATTGCTTTCTTGAGCACATCCACATCATCGTTAAACATCCCAATGGCGCGGTTGCACGGCCCGCACAGAAATCCACGAACACAACGGCCGCATGTCTTCTTGCCAGACGAGCAGCACAAATGATCGTGATCGACATGCAGTTTTTGGTCTTTCCTGCCGCATATTCCACAACCGAGTTCCAGTGCAGCCTGATATTGATCTTCGGTTATGCCATAGCGTTTGAACCGAATCACCTCTGGTGAGGTACGGCCGCACGACGGGCACCACTTTGTATCGCTGCGTTGCAGCCGGCCATCACCATCCCTACGCGCTAGGGAAAATTCTTGGTCACATTGCTGACAAGTCGCGGTGCTAGGCCGAGGTGTCGCAGACGTGTTTCTTCTGCTGTCTTCGGTCTGGCAGACACCAGAGCAGTGTTTTCTGCGCCCAATTCCTTTGGGAACGTCCTTGCCGCAAACCACGCAAACCCATTCAAGGGACCATTTCCGGGAGCATGTTTCATTTGTCATTCTCCACCGTCCCTTCCATGCATGGTTTGTTTGAACGCTTCTTTACGTGCCGACAGTTCGGCGCCCGAGGTCGGCACGGAACCCTTCACCGATTTCGGTTTCTCCGTGGGCCGCTTCACGGGCTGCGGCTTGTCGCCCTTACCGCCGCCGCGCTGCCAGTTACCCCACTGAATCGCAGTGAGAACAGCGCCGAGGAAATCAATTTCTGGTGTCCACCACCACGACTGGGGATGCTGGATGCGGTAGAAAGCCGAGTCCGCTGTGGGCGGCAGGTTGGTGATGAAATCGCGCAGATCACACCAGGTGAAATCGTCCCCGATATCAGAAAGACGCCACCCTGTTTTGGTCATCAAATCAAAATTGATGGCCCCGCCATGCTCATCTAGGAGCTGGTCGAGGCCACCAATTCCCCCACAGTGATCGTGGAGCCTTCTTGGATACGTTCGGCGATCTGCTCAAGTTCGAACAGGTGTAGTTTTTCGACCACGGCCAGCTCGTCATCAGTGACGAACGGTTTGAGCATCGCTAACACCACTTCAATCCCTCTGTCTTGAGGCGATAGAGGTTCGCCGTCTTCGTCTTTTTTATCGTCCAAAGCGGCCAGGGCGGCATTTAGTTCTTTGAACTGTTCCCGGGTCATGCAATCAAATCGCGGGACCGTGAACTCGACAGGTGTTCGGCCTTTGACGGGGTCGCCGTTCTCATCGAATGCGTAGGCGCCGTTAGCGTCGACCGGTAACACGATTTCGATTTTTGCGGACTTGCGGTTTGCGCCGATGATGGGTTTAGCCATGATGGGGACGGGCCTTCCTTTGTTGTGACATGACGGAGCGGGCTAGGTAAAACGGGGCTCTGGTGGGTGGCAGGCCCGTCCCAAGTCACCACCCACCAGAGGGTCGGTTACGACCCGGCTGCGTGGCCGGCGTCGAAGATGTACTCGACCACGGCTTCCGCGTTACCGGACGCCGGCTTGTAGCAGTCGATGGTGATGGTGTACTTGAGCAGGTCGGTGTGAACATAGGAGATGTCACCCACATCCACGACTGCGCCTTCCTGAATGACCAGTCGGCGGGTCTTGTTGCCGTCCACCGTGTGAACCACGAACGCCGAGCGGGGAAGCTGCTTGGATCGGTGGTTGACCTGGATGGTGCGGTTACCGGCGCCGTCAGTACCGAGAGTGACCGAGGGGCCGAACACAGTCTCGAGGACGTCGGGGTCGGTCTCCAGCAGCGACAGCTTGAGGCTTTCGGCGTACTGACCCTGCGTCGTTTTGACGAGGTCGGAGCCGAACGCGTAGTGCTTCTTCACGTCCCGGTTGGTGGAGACGGTGATGCCCTCTTCGCCGAGCCAGCCATGGTCCACGAACAGTGCGTTCAGTGGGGAGGTGGCGTTGGTGGGGAGGGTGGTTCCCAGCGGTGCGCGATAAAACACACCACCGGAGTCCGGGCGGGTTGGCGCCCAGATGATCGATGAATCTGGCATGGTTTGTTGCCCCTTTCAGGCGTCTGGGACGGGCACTGAATGGGTTATGAAATTTGGATGTTCAGTTGTGTGTGAAGTTGTTGTTCAGTTGTTTATGACGCCGTCGTTGTCGACAGAGACAGATCGCCTTGAAACTGCCAGCGATCAAGGTCGATGATCTGCGGGTGCGGAAAATCGACCGGGCCTTGCTCGTTGGACCAGTTACGCACCCACACCCCATCCACGATGGTGGAGATGGCGTTGCGTAACGCCGCCCTGGCGGTGGCCGACATGGCTTCCACCGTTTCGGTGTCCGGCCCGAAACACTCGATGAGTAGTCGGGCATGGTCGGTGATCGGATCGTTTTGGTATCCGCCGATCCGTGATACTTGAACAAACCGGATAGGTCGGTGTTTGGGCATCTTCGCCGACACTTGGGCGTACTGCCCGAACCCGGCCGCCAAAATGGTGATGGCGGTTTTTACAGCCGGCTTGTTTGTTTTGTAGATCGTCACCGTGCGCCACCCAATGCCCGCAACAGGGTGTTGTAGACAGCGTTGTGGCGGATGGCATGCCTTGTCACCGCGGTCACCGATACACGCCAGCGGCCTTGCTTGACGCGTCGACCCGGCTTTGAACTGACCTTGTATCCGGGGGCGACATCCCTTGGACCATTGAGCTTCAAGGAACCGATTGCAGTGTTGGCTAAGGTCTACGCGACCGCTTCCAACATCTTTTGGGTTTCCGACGAATACCGGATTTCCCTGAACCCTTCCACCCTGGGCTTAAAACGGACTTGCGCCATCAGGTGTTGTACAGGTTCTCAAAGTCCGGCCACACCGCGGCCGAGCTGTCGGATTCGGATACCAACTGAACTTGGTTCATGCCGCCCGTCCGATACGGGTTTAGCCGCATCTTCTGAGATGCCGTCAACCACGGCCCTTCGGTGGTCGCCGATTCCATACCGACACGCACCGACGCCGTTTCCGAGGAGCTGCGGTAGCCGGATGCGTCGTAGTCGGCGATGTTGATGGACGGCTTCGTGAACACCGCTACCACCATTGACGCCACCACACGGGTGACCGCCCCAGGAACCGGGTCGATAGCCACATCAATGCCGTAGCCCACAACAAGGTCGGTGGCCTGGTCTATCA